GTAGAAACGTGTTCCAGTTGATGATTGTGGAACAACTACCTCAATAAATTCGTAGTTCTGAACTTTGTTCATTTTTTGTTTTTTTTAGAACGAAAAAAATAGGGTGGTATCTAATTCCGCTACTGCTGCTTTCAGTTTTGATATTACTCCATTTGCTGGTCAGCAAATTATATGGGCAAAATCTTACATCCAAACTCCTACTGCATACAGTTCCATCAGTGGATCTAATTTCAGTATTTGTTTTGGTGTTTACTATGCATAATTAATTCACTTTCCCTAACCTTTAATTTAATTGTATGGCGAATCCTAATAAGGCTTTTTTAACTGGAACTGATGCGGTAATGCAATGGTATGACACCAATGCTAAAACTAATTTTTGGTCAGTTAATGATTCTAAAGGTGACATACTTTTTTATTATAGCGGTAATGATGAAAATGAAGCAAGGGATCACCTGGAAAACAATTTAAGGATGGCAGAACAACAGGGAGTGGAAGCAACACTAACTTTGAGGATCCATCCAAAAATGCCAAAATCAGGATACTTTGAAAAAAAGGATACTGGTATGGTGGTAACACATTTTCGCCCTACTTCATTTAATCCAATTTCCTATCAACCAATGAATCAAATGGGTTATCCTGGTCAACCTAATTTGATGACAGAAATTAATGCTTTGAGGTCTGAAATTGCAGCTTTGAAGATGCAACAGGAAATTGATGATCAGGATGATGATGATGATGATGAACCTGAAGAAAATTTCCTTTCAGGTTTGATCAAATCACCACAAGTACAGACAATGATACTTTCACAACTTTCCAGTCTATTTGCACCTGGTCAAAAGGTTACGCACGTTGCTGGAATACAACAAACGGAAACAATGGCAAATGAAACCGAAATTGACAACGAAGAACGCATTTATAACGCAGTTGAAAGGCTGAAAGCAGTTGATCCACATTTGGCAAGTGATCTTGAATTACTTTGTGAGATGGCTGAAACTGATAAAATGCAATTCAACTTTCTTTTGAAAATGTTAAGAAAATAAGATATGCCAGAAATAACTGCTGATAAGATTATTGGAAAAACACTATTTGCCAAAAAGGATTTGACCAGGTTAAATTCATCCCTGGTGAAAATTGGAACCATTGTTAAAGGGTCACCAGTGGGGCAAGTTTACTCCTATATTCAAAGAGGCGGTAAAGTATATTGGCAGTTTATTGACTTCAACAATAAGCCTTATTTCGTTTTACACACTGCTGATAGCTTTAAGTTTTCAGGGGATGTCAAACAGGCAGTTGAGCAACAAAAAAAGGAAGTTGAAAAGGTAGAAAAACAGGAAAAGGGATCAGTGCCGTTCTATATTGAAAAATATGGTAAGTGGATCCTGATTTATGGGGTAGGTGCATATTTGATAGCAACTTATATAAAATCAAGAAAATGAAAAACAAAGGGTTAATTTATATCCTGTTAGCTGGTGGTGCAATTTTGTTGCTATCAATGAAAAAGAAAACTGCCACATACAAGCTGGAAGTACCAGCACCTGAAAAGATTACTGCTGAACAATTTGAAAAACCATCCTTGCTTCAAAAAGTAAGCAAGGCAGTGAAAAAAGTTGCTCCAGTGGTAAAAAAGGCAGTTGCTACTGCTAAACAAAAAAAAGCAGCTAAACGATCAATAAAAATTGGTCAATTTCCTGATATGTGCTAAATTAAAATACAATGAAGCCGCAACATTTAAAAATTAATATTCAGGATGAAATTTCAGCTGATCAGTTGAAATTGGCATATAATAAACAAAGGTCTGACAGGGCAAAGTATGAAGCTGAAAATACTATTTCCAAGTCAACAGGACAGGCTTTCCAAAGGTATTATGTTGAAACAAAGGTATTTTATACAACTGCCAACATTGGATCAGAATGTAATGAAATCACTTTTATCAACAATGGGACTACTGCCCTGGTTATTGCTGATGTTCCTTTGCAGCCTAACCAATCTTTAAGAATATCGGGAAACAGAGGTGAAATTGATACTACACAATACCAATTAACTTTTGCAACTCCTATCAACACAGGAAATCAATTAATCGTAATCCGTAAACTTTACATATAATGATTGTATTGGATCTCTCTATACTGAATCAGAAGGGAACTCCAATGTTCAATTCAGATCTAACTGCAAACAGACCAGCTGCTGGTATTGTGGGTAGAATTTTTATCGCTATTGATTCACCTTATGGTATTTTTAGAGATACTGGAACTGCTTGGGATCAGGTTTCAAGTGCTGGTGGTGGTGCTACCATTTATACTGGTGATGGAACTTTGACTGGTACAAGAACAATTTCTTCAGGTGGGTTTCAATTAGTATTCAATCCTCAAACCACTTTCTTTTCATCTTTAACTGCTTCAACAAGTGCATCAAGTTTTTCCGTTTTAGGAAGCAATGCTTTAACTTTTGCTGCTGGTTTTTCCTCAAGCAATATTGGCAATGTATATGGTGCAAATGGTGCAATTAATGCTCAAAATTTCATAGGTAACGCAACTTTTGCACAGGCAAACCTTGCCAGTGCAATGGTCAATGTAAATAAGATTGATTTTGGTTCAGGTGGTCATACTATCACAATGACACAATCAACTGCACCTGGAATCAGGGCAATGACAGGTGTTCAGAATCAAATTCAATTTACTGGTAGTCATAATGGAACAATCTCTCACGCAGCAATAAGTCAAAATTTAGGATTTTTTAGGGAATCAGGATCAACAAGAACTTTGACAATAACCAATGCTTATAGTCATTTGATCAATCCACTTGATGACTATGGTGCTGGTTTTACTTTTACAAATAGGTGGGGAATTTATCAAGCTGGGGCAAGTGATACAAACTATTTTGCTGCCAGTACTTTATTTGGAACTACTGTTAATGCTGGTTTTCGTGTAGATATTAACGGAACGGCAAGGGTGAGTGGAGCATTAATGGCAAATGGTAAATTATTTGCATACGGCAATAGTACAACGGGAATTAGTGGTTTAGGGCCAGGATTGGTTGGTGAATTCAATGCTGGTATAGCAAGATTATTTGCTTATGATTATGGGGCAAGTTTAGGATACCCAATTGCAATAGGCATTGGTCTTTCAAAAGTTTATTTAGGTAGTTATGATGCGTCATTCACTGATACTATTAATCTTTTAGGTGGTGTAACTACAAATGGTGATTTTACGTTTACAAAAACAAGCGGAAATCTTGCTCATTTTTATAACATTGGGGGAGCAACTAAATTTATTTTGGGAATTAATTCTACTTTAGATGGGTATCAAATTTTTAATAATTCTACTGGAAGCAGAGCAATATTTTTTCCTCAAGCAAGTGGTAATGTAATAGTCAATGGAACGACTGATGTTGCATCTGCACAATTGCAAGTATCATCCACCACCAAAGGCTTCCTCCCACCTCGGATGACAAACGCACAAAGAACGGCAATAGGCAGTCCAGCGGTTGGTCTTATTGTCTATTGTACTGATGCAGTAGAGGGTTTATATATTTACAAGTCAACAGGATGGACTTTAGTAATCTAAAATAAAATAATATGAAAGCAATTCAACCAGTGCAAATATGGGCAAATGGATCAGTACAAACAGGTAACTGGATCAATGCATACATAATAAACGATAACTTAAAAGATACTGCCCAATTTTATTGGAGTATTTATACTGAAATAACTTCAGGAAATTTACTTTCTCAAGGAAATTTGACCTTGACAGGGGAGGAATACCTTTTGTGGGATACTTCAAATGACATTAATCAAGCTGCATACGATTGGATATGTTTTCAGCTTAACTTAACTTTGATTCCATAACAATTTAAAATTTGACAAATGAACGAAAAACAGGCATTAGGAGTAATTAAAGCTATTTTGGATAAAGCAGTTGAAAAAGGATTATTTGGTAAAATGGATGATGCCTATACTGCAATAGGTGCATTTAATCTGATAGCTGAAAAATTCAATGATGAACAGGATAAAAATGCAGACACAAACTGATCCAACATATATTGCCACATTTAGCACTGTATTGTTTTCCCTGTTGGGGGTGCAAAACATATCTGAATTGGCAAACATTGTATTCCTAGGTGCCAGTACAATATCCTGTGGAATTTCCATCCTGGTAGGAATTAAACAACTGAAAAAAAAGTAATATGAAAAGAATATTGAAAAACATTAAGACTTCATTTTTTGGATCTATTGCTGGTGGTTCCCTGATCCTGGATGGCATCCAACATAACAACTGGGTAAGTATTATTGCTGGGATAGCAACTGCCATTACTGGATTGTTAGCAAAGGATAGTGATGTCCAATAAGAAAAAAATTTATATCGGTTTAGCCGTTTTGCTGATCTTATTAATCGGAAAAAAAGTGAGTGCATTAAACCTAATTAAAAAGTTTGAAGGTCTTGAATTGACTTCATATCCTGATACGGGTGGGATTTGGACCATTGGATTTGGTGCAACTGTTAACAAGGATACTGGACAGGCAATTAAACCAGGTGACAAAATAGACCTGGCAACTGCTGAACGATGGTTGAAAATGGATGTTGCTGAACGTGAAAAGAAAATAAAAGGATTGATAAAAGTTCCTGTCACTGCAAATATGATGGCAGCAATGGTAAGCCTGGCTTACAATATTGGAACTGGTGCTTTTGGTTCCAGCACTTTGTTAAGGTTACTGAACCAGGGAGCAGATAAAAAGCTGGTAGCTGATCAGTTTTTAAGGTGGAATAAAGTCCAGGGAAAAGAAGTCAAGGGATTAACAAACAGGCGAAAATTGGAACGGGAACTGTTCTTAAAATAGTTAAAGGTTCATATAAATAGAGGTGTTACAGGGGGAAATTTCCATTTCTCCCTTTTTTTATGCCCAAAAATTTGGAATTATCAGAAAAATGTTGATAAATTTAACCCGACAAACGATTTTCTTAAACATTTAAAACGAAAAACAAATGAAAAAAACTACACTTCAGATCGTTCTGATCGTTCTGCTTTGCTTGTTAATGTGTTTTGCTGATTCTTTATGATCCGTTTACTTGCTTGGGTGCTATCAGTTATTTATCTGATAGTTTTAGGCATCCCAACTGCCATTGGTTTACTGATCCTACTACAAATTTTATCAATTTTTAAATTTATCAGCAATGTTACAAAACCAACTAAAAAGTGTAATAATTCACCACTATCTTCAAGGGATGATTACTTTTTTGACGAATCGGAATGTTCATTTCATTGAGCATCCAGGGGGAAAAATTGAAATCTTTTATTCTTCAGATGAAATATTATTTTTAATCGGTTACCATTTCGGAAGATATGCCGAAATGCAACACAATTAATTTTATGGAACTATTCAATAATTTACGGGAAACAATGCTGGAAATAGATTACATCCAGCAGAAAATTGATCGTTTGAAGGAATGGCAGAATTCAGGTCAAATTTCAAATATCATTATCAGTTTTGATACTGGATCACATCGCAGAATTTTGATGCAGTATGACACTGACATATCCCTGGTGAATGAAATTAGGCTTTTAATCCAGGCAAGTATTGAATTATATGAAAACCAAATACAGGAACTTAAACTAAATTTTTAAAATGAAACCTTACACAATTAACGGAACAAAGTATTGGTTTGAAGTATTTATTTCAGCCAATGAACCCTTTATTTTATTGTCAACAAATGAATATCCCAGCGAAGGACTTGCAAAAATTTATTTTTTACGCAAATTTTCTATGAAATTTGCTATGGAAGATTTTGTGAAGTATGAAGCCAATATAAAAGAACGCAACACACAAAGAAACAATGAAGTGCGTTAATTGCTCAAAACTTTTCACAATAACCCAATACAGGGGCAAAGTCGGGAAACCACTTTGCCCTTATTGTTTGACCTTAAATTTTAAAAAAAATGTCACAAAGAAACAAAGATCTACCAGCAATGCCAGTCCACCCAATGCAAGATAAATTTGGTCAGGTAATCCTAATGGCGGGTTTTTCCAAATTGGAAATAACTGCATTGAATATCCTTTCTGCACAATTACGCAAAAACAAAATTGAAGATCTTTCCCCTGAAGATATTACCTACCTGATTGGTGAATCTTACAGTATTGCAGATGAATTTTGTGCATACATTGAAAGCAAAGGTGAGAGGGAAAGTGGCATAATAATTTAAATCGTGTAACCAATGACAAATGATCTACACGAAAAACTATTAAGCCGCAAATTTAAACAAAACTACCAGCCTGAAGATGAACAAGTAATTTTTACCATTGATTCAAAGGTAATAGGTTGTGCGGGCGGGGTGGTATGCTTCCAAGGTGCCCCGAAGGCTGGAAAGTCAACTTTCATTACTTCTGCTATTGCATCAGCTTTTACTACCTGGGATATTTTTGGTATGAAATTAAACTTTCCACCAAACAGAAAGCGGATCTGCTACATAGATACTGAAAGCAGTGATTTTGATTATTACAGAGTCCTGGACAGGATCAGAACTCAAATAATAACTGATCATTTGCCCCACAATTTTGACAGTTTTTTATTTAAAGAAGATTCACCAAATGAAATAAAGGAAATGACTGAACTTTATTTACAGGAGAATCCTGACTGCTCAATTTTGGTACTGGATGGAATACTGGATCTTATTTCAGACTTCAATTCAGTAGAACAGTCCTTTTTCTTAATTCAGTGGTTAAAGAAAATAACCAAAATTCACAATTTACTAATCCTTTGCGTTTTGCACCTGGGTAAAAAAGACCAAAACAGTATTGGTCACATAGGATCTTACCTGGACAGAAAAGCACAGTCAGTTTTGAAAATTGAAAAGAATAAAGAAAACAAGACTATTGATCTGTCAGCAACTTTTTTAAGATCCAGTGATGAATTTAACCCAATTTCAATTTACTATTCAGGATCATCCTGGACACAGGCACACAATACCCAGGATAAAACAGGAACCTATATTTTCGGGATGGAAAAGACCAGCTTAATTAACAGGATCTTATTTCAACCCCGTAAATATTCGGAAATGCTTTCTGACCTGGAAGAATTTACAGGGAAGGGTTCCACCACTTGCAAGAAACTTTTAAAAGATTGGATTTTGGATGGATCAATAATTAAATCAGGTGATACTTACAAACAAAAATAAAAATAAACTATGGCAGAACAAACGGCAGTTGAATCGTTATTTATGACATTAGCAATTACTCCAATGACTGACTGGTATAATGTTTTAGAAAAAGCAAAAGAATGGGAAAAAGAGCAAATGCACAAATGTGCATCATTTTGGAGAGGAAAGGAAAATGAAATAGAAAAAAATATGTTTGAAATTTGGTACAATGAAACATATAAAAAATAGGGATAGTTTCCCATCCCTACTTGACAAATGATCTTC